TATACGACCCATTTACGCACACGACGGATCGTAAATGGAACCAAAGTAGTCTCTACTGCTGTTTGCTCACTCCTAACCCGTCCGTATTTCCTGTACGCCTTATTAAGGTGCCAGAGAAAACGGGATCGGGGGCCTGGCACACGTCTTCGACGTTGTGCTGTGCCATAGCCTTTAAAGTGAGGCACATAAGACCAGCCATCCCGGCCGGGCTTATGCAGCACTATCAGCTTCTGACTGTATGCACTCGTGGCATCTATAAAGACGCCCGTAGTAGGATCAGCGTTCCGAGGCACTTGAAGTAGCTTTGCGGAGACAACAGTCTCTTTTGCAAGCTCCCAAAGTGCTCCTTCCGGAGATCCTAAGTCAACTAAATAGTTGACAAGCATGCTTAAGTCACCTTTCGAGCTTCCGGATGACCGGAAGTAGAGAGGCGTGATATCAGTCCCGTTGAACCAATGCTTTCCGCATGATTCACGGTATGGTCCGGTCCAATAGGACTTTTCCAAATTTAAACTGAAACCACAGAAGTTAAGCACCTCGGTTAGTTCCTCTACCAGTTCGGACTCAACGATGATATCATCGCCATAGACCGAAAACCGGCGGGAGCCTACCGCGTGGCAGAGACTAGCGAAAATGAGAGTCTCCAACGTAAAGGTTGCTCCGTTGCCCATCGATGAGAATTTCTCAAAGATATGCAACTGTTTGGAGCGCCCAAGCGTATATAACGGAGATCTCACGTCGTCCAGATATCGATACCACTTCGGATGAAGTAGGTAAGCGACTAAGGATCGACTCAGCGTATCACTAGCCTGGGAGAGATCCACGGTGGCCAATTGGCCGTCAATGGACCCTTCTTTAGCTAGCTGCTGATTTCGCAACTGGTCAGACAGGTTCAGACCGAATCTCATGAGACGGCCTTTACAATACGTATCAAATGCTAGCTGAAGTGGCAAATTGCCATCAGGTTCGCAAGCGATCGTTCTGTCTGTTTTCCAGTTCTTTGGCACCGTGATCACCCGACTTCTCTCACACTTCTCAACTCCATCGCAGTCCCACCCGTAGGAACGGGTTAGGGCGACGACATACGGAGCTGCTCGAGAAGTGCACTGCATCCTAGTCGATATCTTTCGATACGGCTGGGACTCGCGCAGTGGTCGGGTTGAGGAGGCACCGGACGTCACTCTTACCATCCAAGGTAAATTGCTAAAGAACACATCGAAGTCGGATAAAACTGACTCGATATACCGTGCTGCACGGGAAAGTATTTCAACCATCTTGGCATTTGCCTCGGGGTTGAAGTACAGATCCACGATACGAGCATTGGTTTCAGAACACGTGGTTTCTGCTCCTTGGAAGGATTCCAAGGCTGCAAGCTTCGTGTCTTGGCCAATCTTAATCGCCGAGTTCTTTTTGAAGAACGCAGCAACTTGCAGTATTGCTTTAGCGTCAAAGACTGAATACGATGTACAGTCTTTAAGGAGTGACGTGCATGACGCCAGGCGATTGAGGTCTCTCGACCTTAGCCACCCTTCGAACTTATTTCTAAGTTCAGACGTCAGGCTTCCGGCTACGTCGCGCAGATACCGTCGACACACGTCGTACGGATCGAGGTGTACCTTCATTTTGGAGTGTACTCCTGACAGCTCTGAGGGCGGTATTGTTATACCGACGCAACAGTATTACATGGAAGATTATGCACTGTTTAAGCGCATAGAACCATTTGGCCACCAGTGACATGGCATTATGCCAGCCAATTCTGGGAAGCCAAGGTTGCAGTGAATTCATCCGACGCGACGATGTCGCGAAGAATGACCAACGCAGCCGTAACATCAGCATAGTCTCCCGTAATGGGATACTTAGCTGAAGCAGTCAGCGCGACCTTCTGCGGCAGCACAGCACCTACGGAGTCTTCAGTGGCGTGAATCACGCTCACCGAAACCTCGGCAAGGACTTGGTTGCCAGCAGGAACACGCCTCTTCTGGATCACGATCTTCGGCTTGGAAGCCGTATGTCCAGATGTCGTGTATGTACGTGAGTCACCGTTGTCGGCGAACTCAACCAGGGCAGTAGACATTGCTGCCATCTGAGGTTCTCCTGAGTTAAGATCGGTAAATAGCCAGAAGATCCAGAC